TGCCTGAGCAGCACTGAAACATAGAGTGACATTAGTCTTAATACCACTCGAAGCAAGATCACGACAAGCAATCAAACCTTCTTTAGTGAGAGGCAGTTTAATGGTAATAGAAGGATCAATATTGAGGAACTGATTAGCATTCTCAAGCATCACATCATAAGTCTCACCATCGACTTCAGCAGAGATACTTTCAAAAGCAAAATCATTTGCTAGTGTCTTGATAAAATCAAGATAATTCACACCAGACTTGCGAACTAAGGTTGGATTAGTTGTAATACCATCTACTAAACCAGTTTGATAGCGTTCAGCAATAGCATTGTAATCAGCAGTATCGAGAAAAATTTTCATTGGTTTGGATAATAAATGTCCAATCGGAATGACAGGATTCGAACCTGCGACCCCTGCTTCCCAAAAGCAGTGCTCTACCAAACTGAGCTACATTCCGAAACGGAAGGTGAGAGAGTCGAACTCTCAAGGGCTTTAACACCTCAACGCTTTTCAAGAGCGGTTCCGTCGCCTATCGGATTGACCTTCCTATCTTCTTTGTAAAGGAACTGTTCTTGAAGATTATAGAACAGTTTATAGTTTTCTGTCAAGACATAATAACCATCAATTGTTTTGGTGTCGCAAGTGAAACCATAACCAATAACCCGCTCACATCGATTATCAATACTAAAACATTTGTTAGTATGTAAGTAGTCGTGGTAGCGGGCATCTAGATTGATCATTATCGTTCTTCAAATTCAAGTTTGCGAACTTTGCGTTTGCGTCGTTCTTCTTGATATTTTAGGTCATCTTTTGTCAGAATTCCATTATATTTAATATTATTTTCATGTTTCGTAAGAATGACTTGATTTAAATCATTCGCTCCAACATGATCATCAATGACTGACATTTGATTTGAGCACCCACAGAATTGAACTTTGCTACTGCTTGTCAATTCTTTGTTGCATAGTTTGCATCTCGCTGATAACATTTTTTAACATCTCCTTTATCTCATCTAATTCCTCATGAATATCTTGATGGTGAAACCTAAGAGGTTTCTGTATTAGTTTTTTCAGTTTTTTATCTTTCATAATGGGCGATACAAGGATCGAACTTGTGACATCCTCCTTGTAAGGGAGGCGCTCTACCGCTGAGCTAATCGCCCAGAGTGTCGCTGAAAGGACTTGAACCTTCACGGGATACCCCACTGGAACCTAAACCCAGCGCGTCTACCAATTCCGCCACAGCGACGAGGCAGGTCCACTAGGAATCGAACCTAGAATAACCGCTTAGAAGGCGGTAGTTATATCCGTTTAACTATGGACCCGTGTGGTGCTATGACCAGACTAATTTTTTATGGTAATCGTAAGCATAGATCTCACGATTTCCTTTAATACCCCAACCCAACCAATAATATGCTGGAACCATATACTGTCTAACAGTTTGTCCAGGACCCTCAAACATAGGAAGATACTTCTGGAAGATAGGTTCATTAATCATCCAGCGAGTTTGACCTTCTAAACTGCTTGGATCACAACCATATTTAGAACAAAACTTACCAAGACCATTATAACGTCCTAGGGTTGTCCATTGAATAAGACCATAACCCCCACGATGGCAAGCGTTGTAAGGAACTCTAGCCCCTCCCTCGCATATGTTGGAAATAAACTTGCTCTCCTGTTTAATGTTTCCCATGATCGTAGCAAGAGCATTGCGATCTGAGATTTTGGTTTTCTCTTGGAGTTTCTCAAGGACATACTTTTCTTCAGGAGTACAATCTGGACACTTCCAAGTTGGTTCTTCATATTCTACCACAGCGATTGGCACTGGAGGTGCTTCTACTGGGGGAGGTGTCATAAGAAATGCTGTTAGTATTTCAAGAATCATAGGGGAAATAATCCTTCCTGTAATAACGACCGAGGATGTTAGAATTATAATACGCAGGAGTGCCATCTGTCAAGCTCCTCGTCAGAACGTCGTGAAGAAAGAGCTGTCGGGTCTCTTCGTAGTTAGTCCTTCCTGGTGTGGTGTGGAGGGAGAGGATGGTGCGACTGAAGTTTTCTTTACCGTAGAGTTGGATATCTTCTTTGAGTTCTGGACAGGATCCATAGTAGGATCTCCAATTACTTTCAGATGTAACTCTACGTTTAGCTCCTTTGGGTTTTCTTTTTTGCCAAAAATACTTTCTCCCAACGTATTGTCGTTGGTTCTTGAGATTGGCAATGAGATAAACAAAACCGTAGTTATCCCCAATAAGACTCCCGTCAAAGACGCTGCCATTATATCTCCAGGGATTTTCATATTCTTCCACATGATCATATTGTAACCTTTTGTTATTTAGTCAGTCCCAAGGATCTGGTATTTGAGGCGCATGGCGCTTAGGACCCACGCCTCGCTGAGAGACTTGGGTCCGTCCATTATGATCCTTGCGTGGCGGGTGCTCACGTTTGGATCTTGGAGTGCTTTCACCTTCCAACCAGGCAAAGATTTTTCTGTCATACCTCTCCAGAATAGACTTTATTGACTTAAACATGGTGCTTTACTACATCGTGGTTGAAGCACACACTCCCTACAGTGCGTAATAGAAATGGGTTCTCCATCTTTTTTTAGTTGATACCCATCCATTTTGTAGAAACCATCAACACCCTGTCCCCATTCGAGCACAGGCATAGATTCCCACGATGACCAAGACTCAACCTCCTCAAAAGGAATGTCTGGTTTCATTTTTTCATACCAGAACCACTTAATGCCTTGTCCAATATGATTGTCACATGCTTTAGCATCAATCCAATCTTCATGAATAGCACCTACAGGACAGTTGTTGATACAATCTTCACAACCATCACACAAATCTAGCAATCCTTTATTGGGTTTGATGTCAGGAGTATTGACAATATCAGACACAAACATAAAAGAACAGATTTTGGACTGGAATCCAAACTTTCTGTTGTAGATAAGAGAGTTTTTTGCTCTAGTTCCTATGCCAGAAAGAACGGCAGATTCTTTGAAGTTTGTATATGTAAAAATAAAATTTGAATGATCAAATTTATCTAGCAGAATCCTTTCTGCTTCTTCATAAAGAGAGTAATCACTGCCTACCTCTGTATATCTTGCTAAGACAATACCATTCCACACACCACTATGGATGTTAGTAGTAGCATCATAACCATAAAGATGAAACTTTGCTTTGACTGGTGAGGCACTCGCACGTTGAAACCCTACTTGATTCAGATATCCAACGTCCCATATTGTAGGATCAAACAGATCTCTGATCTCATTGAAATCTATGTCTGGACCAGGGATCAATACATGTTCTTCATCTTTTCTCATAGTTTGAAACCAGCGAACGTATCCTTTTTAACATCTTGTTTGATACTCCCAATAAGGTAAGACTCAACCTCAGTCTCCTGTGGTGCCACTTGCATACCCTTAGAGGATAACCAGTGCTCTGTCCAGGGCAGAGGATTGTTGCTAACAGGAGTGTCAAAAATTGCCTTGAGTCCGATAGACTTTAGACGACGATTAGCAGTCCATTCAACATACTTAGCAAGCAATTTGTCATTCAGACCAATAATCGAACCATCCTTGAACAGATATTCTGCCCAAGACTTCTCCTCCTCAACACAATTTCTGAACATATTATAGACATTTTCCTCCTCTTCAGCAGCAATCTCTACCATTTCAGGATCATCTCCATCACGCCACTTGTTCAGAATATTCTGAGTAATGGTCATGTGTTGTGATTCGTCTCTTGCGATGAGTCCGATAATTTTAGCACTTCCTTCCAGAAGTTTAAGTTCCCCGAATGCGAAAGAGCAAGCAAACGAGACGTAAAATCTAATTCCCTCAAGGATATAGACATTAGCGACCGCTCGATATAGTTTTCTTTTGAGTTCATGAAGTTCTTCTTGTGCGACAGGTACTTCATCAAGTGCATGTTCCCACATCTTACCAGCACCCCACTCCTGTGCTGCTCGTAGGAACTCATCATACGCATGAGTAACAGATTGTGCCCGTGAAAGGATCTTCTCATCCTCTAGGATCTTGTCAAATACCTCTGAAGGGTCAGCATATACATTCTTAATGATATGGGTATAAGAGCGACTATGAACCATCTCCATGGTCTGCCAGATATTCATGGCACCCTCAAGTTCGGGTAGGCTGCAATAAGGCATGAAAGCCATACCAGGACCACGACCTTGTACAGAGTCCAAGAGGATCTGATACTTGAGGTTCGACGTGAAGATGTGTTTTTGAGCATCATTTAGAACTTGGTAATCAGCACGATCTTTTTGTAGAGATACCTCCTCAGGACGCCAGAAGTATCCAAGTTGTTGCTGTGTCAATTTATCAAACACAGGATACTTAAACTTATCATATCTTTGGACCCCAAGAGGAGGTCCAAAGAACATCTTTTGTTTTGTGCTATCGACAATATCTGTATTAAATACTGTCATTCCTTCTACTTTAGTACGCATGGGTTCCCCGTTTGTTCTAAATTTTACAGCTGTCACAATCTTCCTCCTCGGTCTCTAAAATTTCTTGTAGTAAATCTTCAATAGATGCTTTCTTTTCTTCTGTTAGTTGTGGTTCATCTCCTTTTTGATCATAAGTGTTTTGATAATAAGAAGTCTTCCATCCATACTTGTATGTTTTCAGGAAGTCACCTGCCATGACAGATACTGGCACCTCATTGTTCTCATAATTTTCTGGATTATAACTCCAGTTACCAGAAATTGCCTGGTCAAAAAACTTTTGCATGGCAGCAACAATTTTGATGTAACCATCATTATCCTTCATGTCCCAAAGAAGAGTGTAGTTATTCTTGAAACTACCATACTGAGGAACGATCTGCTTGAGCGGTCCCTTCTTTGACTTTTTAGTGGACAAGTATGCTCTAGGTGGTTCAATTCCATTTGTGGCATTTGACACAACGGAACTGCTCTCTGATGGCATTTGTGCGGACAGTGTTGAGTGCCTAAGACCATGGGTGGTGATAGATACTCGAAGACTTTCCCAATCATGATTCAGTTCTGTTCCGCAGAACTCATCGATGTCACGCTTGTAAGTGTCGATTGGGAGGATACCATCTGCATACTTGGTTCTATCAAAATATCCACACTTGCCCTTCTCTTTAGCGATTTGGTTGCTTGACTTGAGCAGGTAATATTGGAAAGATTCAGACAAGTCGTGGACGAGTTTCCATGCTTTTGGATCGTCATAGTGTTCTCCTTGTTTTGCTAGGTAATGTGCTAATCCGATATAACCAATCCCAAGAGATCTGCGATTCTTGGTGCTCAATTCTGCTGCTGCGACTGGATACTCTTGATAGTCCACCAACTCCTCAAGACCACGTACAGCAAGATCACAGATTTCCTCAAGCTCTTCCTTCTTAGAGACCTTACCCACATTAACAGCAGACAAAATACAGAGGGCGATTTCTCCATTGTCATCATCAATATGTTGCAATGGTTTAGTTGGAAGTGTGATCTCTTGGCATAGGTTGCTCATATAAACCTTGTCTTTGAAAGACGAATGCTCATTACAGTGGTCGATGTTCATGATGTACAAACGACCAGTCTCTGCTCTCTCCTTCAGGAGGTCCAGAAGAAGTTCTTGACCGCCAATAGATCGCTTTGGAATTGATCCATCAGATTCATACTGGCGATAGAGATCATCAAATTCAGGAGTGCCAAAAGCGTCATACAGACCAGGAACGTCATGCGGACTGAAGAGAGTGATGTCTTCGTTGTTGATGAAACGTTCGTAAAACAGTTTGCTGATTTGAATTGAGTAGTCAAGTTTTCTTACGCGATTATCTTCTGTGCCTTTATTATTCTTAAGAACTAAAATATCTTCTATTTCCTGGTGCCAGATGGGGAAGTGTACTGTCGCTGATCCACCTCGGATGCCATTCTGTGTACAACTGTTGATGCCACGGATTCTGCCTGCGTTGATACCGATTCCCGCCCTTTGTGCAACATATCTGCCGATAGCCATATCAGAACTAAAGATGCTATCGAGGGTGTCATCAGAATCAACAAGAACACAGCTAGCAAATTGTCGAAGTGTAGTTCGCACTCCCGCCATGATAGGTGTGGGAATGTTGATTTTGTGTTTTGAGATTGCGTTGTAGTATTTTCGGACATACTCAAGTCTTGTCTCCTTAGGATAGTTTTGAAAGAGAGTAGCAGCAATCATCATATACATGTATTGAGGTGTCTCAAACAAGATACCACTACTGCGATCTTGAACAAGATACTTATCAACTACCTGGCGAAGACCAGCATAGGTGAATAGCATATCTCTGTCGTGATCGATCCAAGAATCAATCTTGGTCCATTCATCATAACTATACTTATCTATAATTTCGCCATCATATACTTTCTTATCAACACAATCCTTAGCATGATCTAGGATTGATGGATAACCATTCACCCACTCAGATCCAAATACTTGTTTACGGACAGCAAAAAGAAGCAGACGAGCAGCAACGAACTGATAGTTAGGATTCTCTAAACTAATCAAGTCACTAGCAGAACGCACCAGGATCTCCTGAATGTCCTTAGTTTCGATACCATCGAAAAACTGTAACCCTGAGTTCATTTCGACCTGTGAGGCGCTTACGCCGCTCCCTAAACCCTCACAAGCTTCATCAACCATCTTATGAATCTTGTCGAGGTTCAATGCCTCTACAGCGCCGCTGCGCTTCTTTACATTGATACTGTGCCCGTTTGTCATACTTTCTTCCAGTCGTTAAATTTAAGAGTAGCAGTTAGACCCTGATAGATGTTAGATTCTACCAGAGTTTGAACATCATGTCCAGCAAGATGCATGTCATTGATGTCTTTTTGTTGTATAGTTTTTGGCCAGATGACTACTTTGTCTCCACGCTTCAAAGTTTTATCGATTCTATCAACGATTTCTTTATTTCTTGGTTCGTTGTCAAAAATCCAAACATAATCGTTCCAATTATAAGAACGAACATCAGCATCAGAACCCGCCATGGCGACTGAGTTCTTTAGAAAAGTAGAATCAAATGGTCCTTCAACAATATAAACGGTTTCGTTTTGTTTTATTTTGTCCAGTCCGAAGATCTTGGGTTGTTCCTCGTCCAGCATGATCGTTATGTATCTTAGTTTTGCCTTAGGGGCAAGAGATCTGCCTTGATATCCAAAGAGGTTACCTTCTTTGTCTCGGAATGGAATAATAATTCTGGGACTATCTTGTCTAAGATTGTCAAACATCTTCTTTTGTTTATTTGTCCAAGCCTTAAACTTCGGACAGTAATAAAAGTAATCTAGATCTTTGATGCCTCTCTTCTCAAGATATTCTCTCGCTGGGTGAGAACTATTTAGATCAGAAATTTTCTCTAAATCGGTATCGCGTTTTACAAATTTTGGTTCCTTAAACTCAAACTTAGGATTAGGAACAGTTGTCCCTTTACCAGTCTTCCCATCCTTAAACTTCTCCATGACATATTGATCATGAAGATGCGTATCTTGATCCTTTAAAAAATTAGCAAGTGTTCTTCCCATGCCACAATTGTGACACTTAAACACAAAGTCATTCTTGATCTTAAAAAGATATCCTCTAGCTTTGTTCTTTCTCTTCTGAGAATCACCACAATAAGGACATCTGAAGTTATACAGGTCTGCCTTCTTACGGGTAAAGAGAACTAAGCGAGAGGATACTAGTTGGATATACTTTACGTCAAGATAACTCACTAATGTCTGTTACTACTGAGTTCATACTAACAGAAGATTCCTGTGGCGTCAAGACTTTAATGATAGGTGGGACCACTTGTAACACTGTCACAACAGTAGCAAGAACAGCACCAGCACCAATCACAAACTTAGCATTGATATCTACTTTCTTTTGAAGAGCAGACACTCTGCTGTGGATAGTTTCATTATCCTTTTCGTGCCTTGCTTTCATCTCTTCCAACATACCGATAATCAATTTATCTGCCCTCTCGCTTTCATCCAATCTATTTTCATGGCGCTCCAAAATTACAGCAACTCTGTTGCTGTTTTCTGAGATAGTGCCGACTGCTTTTTCGAGCTTGTCGAGCATCTCCTTTGATAGGTCTTCATAAATATCGAGTTTGCTTTCAAGGACCGCTATTTTACCAAGACCGAATGCCATGATTCCCCCGAATCAAACGTTTCTGATGGCAAAATCAAGAGCAGATTGATACGTAGAAGCGTCTTTGTTCAGCATATACTGGAACTGTTGCTTGTGCGTGTCATCTAACTGAGCATAACAAGCAGCAATACGCTTTGCTGAGAAGTTGTCGAGATTTTGAACGCCACCATCAGCGAACTGAATCTTGGCAAATGAACCCTCGCCTTGAGGATTGAGTTCAGAAGTTGCAACGTCGAGAGCAACTTGAACTACATCTTGATTTTCCATCATTACATTACCTTCAAATTCAATAGAGTTTTTTTGCATTTGAACTTTTTTCTGCTGATCTTTCTCTTTCTTCTTGAAATCGGAAAGACGAGCTTTCATAAGAGTGTCCATCTCTTTAGACTTATTCATCATCTTCTCTTTCGCTTCCTTTCTCTTCTTTTGAAGTTCTTTGGAACGAGTGAGTTTTTTACTTTGAGCGATTGACTTCTGTGCCCTCTCTGTGTCAGACACAATTGCCTCATCAATTTGAGATTCTAGTTGTTCTTTCATTTTTCTTTTTTGGATACGATTGAAGAGAGAGCGGGCACCTTTAGTGCGACCATCAACTTTATCTTGATTTGCCTTCTTATACTTACGATGTTGTCTAGGATTCACCATAACAAAAGCAGGTGGTAACTGAAGACCAGAACCGTCTCCAGCAACCATTTCATTTAAATTAGATTTAGACTCTTTAGACATTCTTCGTCAACATCCTTGTAAAGTGAAGGTGGTAATCTATTTAGAAACAACATAAATGCCTTAATTTGAGACCAATGTGTTGCTTCAGTTTTATAAAACAACAACGGAGTTGCTGCATCATTAAACACATTATACAATACAATCACATGATTTAAAATGAGATGTGTTTTCAATTCACCCGTCGTCGAGTATCTTTTTAACAATCTTTTGATATACTTAAATCTCTTTAAGTCTTCTTCAAAATCACTATAAGTTACTGACGACGGGTTATTGTAGTTTTGAATAGCAAAGAAGAGCCAGTTTTCTGGCGTCAATTCAGAAAAGTTCATTCAAATTATGCGGTGACTGTTAGAGTAGCATCGTTGGAAACAACTTCCTCACCACCAACAGTGTTGGTTACCTTAACACGGAACTCATAACCATCAAGACCAACTACTACATCGCCAGCAGCAATTGTAAGTTCGCCATTAACTGAAGTGGTGTCATAGATACCACCATCGAGGGTTGCTGTGACGTTTGCCCAGCGACCATTAGCAGTTTTCTGACGCTGCCATGTGAAGACGAGCGTTCCAGAATCAGTAGAAGAAACAGAAGCAGCATCGAAAGTAGCTGCGACTCCAGCAGCAACAGTGACAGCAGCAAGAGTGCCAACTGTGATTGCCGATGCTACATCTGCTGCGATATCATCATCAGCGTCAGCGGTATTAACAGGAGCATCCTTGAATGATACAAGGTGGGTTGCTTTGTGACGAGTAGCACCTGAAGCATCAGTATAAGTCATATACTCCCACCAACCAGGAGCAGTTAAACCACGTTCAATATTCTCAGCAAGAGTTGCTTCTGTGTCATCAATAAAAATTGAACGACGGGCAGCAGTGGCATAACCCTGTGCGCCAGCAACAGTGCTATCACCATCTACGATCTTGGTGTTATCATGATCATACTTATCTACAGAGTTTTTCTCTGTAGTATTAAGTAGTTTCAAACTTTGTGCGTCTGTTTCAGCGCGACTATACAGGGACATGGATAACTTACTCCAGATTTACTATTCCTAAAATTTATTTATATTCTCAAACTTCTTCGCGGTTGTTGATTGCTTGCTCAACAACTGCAAGTAATTTATCATCCATATCTGTTTTGGTTAGAGCAACTGCCTTCTTGAGAATAACTAGACAGATCTTAATCAACTGCTCACCAAGTTCCTCGTTATCAGGAATCTTAGCAACAGCGTCTGAAATAACTTTTGATGCGAGTGGAAGTAGAAAAGCGAGCATGATCTTAAAGCATGGAGCTCTTCTATTTATTTCTCCCACTCATCTAAAATGTCAGTAAGTTTAGCAACAAATTGTTTAAAGGTCAATAGCGTGCCAGAACGATAATCGCGGCGTGCTTTTTGAACACCACCTTCAAAAGATTCTTTCTTGTTCTTATGTTTCCACGCGGTAGCGTATGCGATAGACTTTTCATCGTCGGACAGTTTGCCATCTTTAGCGTATGATCTTTTAATATGTTTGATCATACGCTCATACTTTTTTCCCTTTGGTGCCTCTTCTTTGACCAAATCAGGATGTCTTGCATACAATGGACCTTGATAGTTGCCAGCGAACTTAACACTCTCGTTATTGGGTCTTGTAGTCATACCCTTCTCACCATCATTAACTGTTGGCATCACTTCCACAGTGCTTTTCTTTTTCGATTTTACCTTGCGATTCTTTTTTTCGCAACCACACTCCTCACGGAATTGTTCAAACGATTTCATTTTTTACCTTTCATTGCAATGATCTTAGAAACTTTCTTACGACGCATATGTAGATACTTGTCAGAACCATCTACATCACCATCGTTATCGATGTCCTTATCTTTACGATCAGCGTGCTTACCCTTTAGTTCAGAATGATCAACCTTATCTAACTTCTTCTCTGCTAGTTCCTCTTCTTTTACACAGTTGGGAACGGTCTTACCGCCTTTCTTCTTAGTTCCCTTTGCTTTATATCCTTTCCAGCAAGTAGAAGCACCAACATTATTACGTGCTGTCTCCATGCTACCCTCCATCTTGATCAACTCAAGAACATGAACTTCGCCATCAATCTCATACTCTTCACGCTCAAGAATGTTAGGGCACTCATCGGTAGGATGCTCGCCACCACACTTTTCGCAAATTTGAACTTCCTCATTCTTAGGAGCACTTTCTTGTCCTACATAAGAACCTTTCTTAGCAGTCTTCTTTTTCTTAGTGGTATCTTCAATTTCAGCACCGTGTGACTGAGGTGCCTTATTACCATAAGATTCTACGATTTCAGTATTCTGGAACGTATCTCCACCCATCCATCTATCATAAGCTTCCATCAATCCTGACGAAAACTCATCTTGATTTTTTACTGTATTAGTTGGTTCCTGATACTTCATCGTTTAAAAGGGAGGTTCTTCTTGTATTATTTATAGATCTAATATTTCTCATCCACTCACGAAGCATATTTCCATCTTCTGTTATAACAATAGCGTAGTTTCCACCAAGGCGATGGATGTATCCTTTATCGCCAGTTCGTGATGACATAATAGCATCGCCTTCTTTGAATACTTCCTGCTGTCTTTGCTGTTGGCGTAATGCTTCTTCTCGTAATTTCTTAAAATCTTTCATTTAAAATTCTTAGGTAGTGCTGCCGCAATTTCACCCATAAGAGCGCGACAATCACGATCACTTAATGCTCTAGGAATACCTTTTCTGAATGTATCGAAGTCGCCAGCAAATGCCGCACGTCTCATCTTAGTTCCAGAAATGGCAAAGGTATCACCATCAGCGTCTCTACTTCCAGAAGACTGAATATCAATCTTTCTGAACGAAAACTCAGTTCCGTTATATTTATGAAGGAACTGCATGGCAGAAACTCTATCAGAACCTACTAAAAAAACAACCTCATCGTATCCTGCCAGCATAAGATCTTGGAGGATAGCGACAGGTTGTTTAGGTCCAGAAAATATTTTACCACGATGTTCTGGAAAAGACTTATTCATATAATATAACTTTCTATCTGGTGGTAAAGGATTGCTACCTTTCTTATCTACAGTTTGAGAAATATAAATGCGATAGTCATGCTGACCAGCAGCACGTTTTACACCAGCAAAGTTTTCTCCATGCCCAGTAGTTGCTGGTTGAAACCTACCAAATGTAAAGTAGCAAACCTTTCCGTCTAACGCCATTGCTTCTGTAAGGTAAAGTTATTGTAAGCAAACTCCAAGCGATTGACAAACTTAATCATACTGCCATCCTTGTGAAGAACATATCCTTCTGGAGTTGTGACCTTATATCCTTTCTCCGTTTGAACAAAAGTTCTGAACTCTTCCAGGTGGTCCAGTTTATCTATAACCATTTGCTTCACTGCCTGAAGTTCTTTATACAAGGTCAGCATCGCTTTAAACTTATAGACATTATCCACAAGGTAGTTTTCACTCTGATAAACAAGGTTGCGTTTTTTGGTTAAGTTTGCTGCTGTCTTGATCTTGGCAAGTTCCTTACTCATCTTCTCATGATAGAAGTTTGCTAGATCATACAAACTTTCATCGATATTACCAATGCTTCTAGCATTCTTGATCTCGTTATTAAAGAACTGCTTTAAGTAAGATGCTATGTGGAACTTGGCATCTCCAGTTGTACCAGTAGCACCAACTAATTCATCTAAGAAATCACCACAGATCTTACACATGCGTTCAATTTTAGTGATATAGTTGTCAAACTTAGTCATCTCTGTGAGAGAGAAACCAACTCGGTTCATAGGAGTATCATTCTTTACAACTAGAACTTCAGGAATTTTATTAAAGGTATCAACAGGAGCACCTGCCATTGCCTGCATTGTAGGAAGATCAGATCCAGCATAATGCGTATGAAATACTACACCGATCTTTGCTCTGCCCGCTGCTTTTCCAATAGGATGATCAACAGGAATAGCATAGGTAATTGTGTTGGGTCTGAAAGTATAGAGTTTTTCGTCATTAATAGTCTCTCGTTTTAAATCAGATGTAAAGAGAAGGTCGCCCTGAATCACACCTTTGATTCCCAACTCACTAAAGTATCTGTAAGAGAACTTAAGTTTCTCTGCGAGATCTCCACTATACATTTCATCAACATCATCCTCAGAATAACAAATCTTAGGAGTGTCTTTGTTAAATACAGACTTCGTTCCAACAAAGAAAATATTAGCAAGAGGATCCACACCACAGATGACAGAAGGAGCACCGTCCCATTTAGTCTGCATGAAACCACTACTCTCCTGATGACCCAGCATCTTCCTCAGTTCTTTCAGGAACGATACTGCTGCCATACATCCTTCGACGCCATAGTTCAGCATCTCATCTTCAAGGTGTTCTAGGTGCTTGAGCTGTTTGATGTTTGCCATTAGTCTTCGTAACCGTCCTCTGGTGTGCTGAAGATCTGCTCGCCCTTGAACTTGTATGCTGACTGTAGTTTATCAGGCCATGGGTCTGAACTGCCGCTTGTGTCACGAATGTTAAACTTCAGTTCCATGACAGGTGTTTTAACCGTGATATCTACACGTTGTCCAGTTCCAGTCTTGCCTCCATAATGGACAGTTACAGAACTGACATGGGTCGCCCTATCACAAACTTCCTTTGTCATCGGGAAATTTTTAATCTTATTTCCACTTTGCTTATGTGTATAATGATATCCATATCCAATAGAACCACGAATCATTCCTTGGAGAAGTGTTCTGTTGAATGATGGATTTGTATCATCACCACCACTCTTCACCGCACCAATCATTGCTTCATTAAATATTCGACAAAACCTAGAATTATCTATGCCAAAAGTATTTAAAATTTTTTTGCCAATGTCTGTTTCAATCATTCCATTTTGGATATCTTCTTTGGTGAATATCTTCTTAACACCAAGATTTGACATCGTAGTTGTTCCACCTTTCTTCAGTGAAAGGTAAATTAATTTCTCAGGTTTCCCTTTACACTTGGTTGTTAGAGTTAGGTCAGTAACGATTGGACCAATATTATAGTGATTGGCATCAGCATCACCAATCTTCCAGTTACCTCCATCAAATGTAATTGGTCTCTTTTTATTTTCTCCTCCCTCAGCAATTACCTTTACAATCTGACAATCCTCAAGGTCATAAAATTTAATTAAATCAGCAATAAAATCTCTGTATGGATTAGTGCGATAGTCTCCTTCTTCAATCCAATCATTTAATCCTTTCTCAAGTTGTCCCTCAAATAGATTACCAGTATTACCTGTGCCACGATTGCCTCTGCTACCGTCTCCCCAACTGATTTTAAAATTAGAATCTAAGTTACATTCTCTTTTTAGTTTAGCAATATCTACTTCTCCTTTAAGAGCACGAACTAATTTACAACTCTTGCCAGATTTAGTTGTAGGATTAAATGCTAAGGGATCTTCCATCCCATGTGCTTTTTTAATTTTACTATAGAACTGGATAATTCCACCTCTATATTTTTCGTCGATGCTGCTGCCAGCAACCGCTCGCATCTCTGAAAGATTTTTAGGTATGCTATTAAATGCCATGAAAAAACCTCCCGTCTAATTATTTAGACTGGAGGGTTTTAAGATATTCTTGTTCTTTTTGATAAGGTTTTTCTTGCCCACTCCAAATTTTATATCCTTGGACGACTTCTGGTATCAACCACTGGTCCACCCTGTAGCAATACTTCCAATTGACTGGTTGAATACAATTCATCACAACAACTTGGAAGAATGCTACTAGGTGAATCCAGAAACTATACATCGTATTTGCTGAATAATTTACGAATGTTTTGAGTAATATTAACACCACCAATTAAGGTTTCAAGCAGTTCCCCATTCCCATCAACAATAACCAAAACAGGAGTAGCAGTCACACCATACTTCTTAGCAAGAGCAATATTCTCTTCTGGAATTGGTTCATCACTAAAGTCCTCAAGATGAACTTCTTCAATGAGTTTGGTGCGATCATCTTTGATAGCGTTAAAGTATCGCTTAACTAGACCACAAGGACCACAAGAATCCTTGGTGAAGATATAAAACTTAGTCATCGATCTCCTGCTTGACGATTTTCGGAATAGTAAGCGTCAAAAGTTCCTTCAGGATAACGTTTAGAAAGTTTAGTGATATTTCGATCAAGAACTTCTTCCATCGATACACCTAGCGATTGAGTAGCTTGTGCCACATACCACATGACATCACCCAACTCAATAATAAGATGTTCTCGATTATCGTCGTTCCAAGGCTTGCCTTGGAATACCATCTTCTTAATGATCTCAAGGAACTCACCACCTTCAGCATTAATCCCAACACCAGCAGTAAGGAGACGCTCAATATTGGCACCCTCACGATCCAACTCGCCAATACGATCAGCGAAATCAACAAAGTTCGTTGAACAGTCAGAAGTAACTTCTGCAACAAACTCTTCATACTTATTAAAATTAATCATACATTCCACTCAGCAAATTTAGATAGACGGTTTTGTGTTTCGGCAAATTGTGAGAACTCCTCACCAGGATCCTCTGCATCGATGCTGATAGCGGAAGCATCGTCCGCTACATCATACAGCTTCATCTTCGATCTGTCAATTCCCACCATGAATTTTCGTGAGGTAACGAGATCTGAGTATCTGTTTTTAAGTTGTTTGACCATAAGGCGACCCTGTTGTTCAAGCTCCTCAGTGCTGATAAGAGCGAACATAAAATCAGCAGTGGCAGGTAAGCCAAAAGACTCAGAAGTATCGGTAAGATCAGGATCAGAATTCCCAAAACCACTACGAGTGGTCTGAGTAGCACTAACAATAGGAACCCCAACTTCCACAGCAAGACCACGAAGCTCCTCAGCAATCGCTTTAACATACGTGTAACTATTGACAATCGCACCTTTATACCTCACTGACGCACAGATGTTTAGATAATCGATAAAGATAATATGTGGTTTAAAATCTTTCTTAAGAGAAAGATCGCTCAGGAGTGCTTTGAAATGTCCTGCGTGGGCAGACGCTGTGGGATATTCTTTGATAATAAGTTTGCCTCTAGTCTTCCTAGCAATCTCCTGAATCTTGCTAGTGAAGATAACTTCTGGTAGTTCAGCAATATCTTTAACATTGACATTCAAAAGGTTTGCGTCAATTCGTTCAGCAATCTTTTCCTCTGCCATTTCACATGTAATATAGAGTACGTTGTACCCCTCTGTGAGTGCGGCACCAGCGCAATGGCACATGAATAAAGACTTGCCGACGCCCGTTCCAGCAAGAGCGACATTGAGAGTCTTGTTAGAGAGACCACCTTTGGTAATGAAGTTAAACTTCTCCAAATCAAATGGGACTTTCTCTTCTTTTCTGTGATAGAACTCATAACGTTCTTCTGCTTGCTCCGTATAACTGTGTCCAATATGTTCATCAAAAGATACTGCTAGTGCTTCTTGTAGAATGCCTGGTATCGCATCCTTTGATATTTTTTTATCGCCTCCATCTGCAATTTGGATCGACCGCATAAGGGCGAGATAGATTGCTCTGTCTTGACACCACTTTTCGGTGGCATCGAGGAGCCATTCGTAATCGACCCACTCGTCGGTAAGTCCTTGTACTGTCTGTAACGAATCTTTGTACGTGTCGTCAGTAAGATCGTTACGATTCTGGAGATTAATCGATAAGACTTCTTTAGTAGGTATTTTATCATACTTACTTGCAAAGTCAGCAATCTCTTCAAAGATAATTTTTTCATGATATTCTTGGAAGTAATCTGCTTTTAAAAAAGGTACTACCTTACGATAATACTCCTCAGTAAAGATGAGATTTCGTAAGATAGTAGTTTCAATACGCTCAGTTGCCATAAGTAAATTCTTGTTTTGCTGCCTCTTCAAGTTTGTCCATCACTTCTTTGGTGAAGTATTTTTCAGGATCGCTGAGAATAGATTTAGGATAAACAGAAGAACCATCAATCTTGATACGATTTCCCACACGCTCAAAGACTCCGTATTGTTCACCCAATTCCAGTAGTCCATAATAGCGATCGAGTCCTCGGTCATCGAAGAAAAGACGTGTTGCAACTTTGCTGCCCTCCTTGGTTAATCGTGATTTTTTTGCTTCACATTTGATGATGTTACCCACCACCTCTGTGCCGTCCTTCTCCTTTGATTTGGACAAATAGATTATAGTAGAAGCAGCATACTTTAGTCCAGTGCCACCACCCATTTCTTTTTGTGGCACATAGGATCCAATCACATCATAGGTATGATTGGTGACGATCATAGGGACTTGTGCTTGACCCAGTTTGAGAGTTAGCACACGGAAGGCACCCTTGATCAATTGAGATTTAGTCATGTCACGAACTTGCTTATCATCAGCAACATCCTTCATCTCTTTGGTGGTTGAAAGCATACCAAGACTATCAAGAACAAACATCATCGGTTGGCGTTCATCCTTTGGTTCTTTAAGATACTTATCAACAATACGACAAGCTTGTGTTCTAAATTCTTCAATAGTTGCTACTGGGAATAGCACCATACGATTAGAATCAATCCCACGACTTTCAATCATTTCACGGGAAATGGCGGACTCAGTTTCAAAATAAATGACGCCGCCTGTAGGATTAGCGTTAAGGAAACTACGAACGACACTGAGAGCAAAAAAAGTCTTTCCCGTGCTTGATTCACCAGCGAGAGCTGTAACTTTATTGGAAGGAAGTCCTCCATAAATCGAACCACTAACCAAGGCGTTAAAGATATAAGACCCAGTATCAACATAAGAAGTGATGTCGCCAGCAGCGACTCCTTCACTAACCAGACCAGCAAATTCATTTCCACTGTCCTTAATTACACTATCTAGAAAACTCATAATAACTCCTATTCAAAGAAACTGCTAAGTGAAATTTTTTTCTCATGGGTCCATCCCACACATTCTAGCACATTCTTGAGAGGTTCCAAGAATGACTTTTCAAATTGAGTTTGATAATCAACATACTTCTCAAGTCCAAACTCATGAGGCAACTCACCAAAAAAACTAATACAATTCTCATGAATTGGATTTGGTGTTTTAAGATACATGAACTTAATCTTCTCACCCTCTTGAATAAGTTGATGTTTGTTTTCTACTTTGTGCTTTTTGACATAGTGGTTGTAGAGCAGAGCACCTCGCACATGGATGGGTGTTCCTTTTTGGTAGATCTCAGTTGGGTGACGATATTTTGAGAGATTATTGACTCCTCTAGGGAAAGCAACTTCCTCATAAGGTCGCAGTCTCGTTTCTGCTCGCACATCATCGATGAAAGTGATAAGTTCATCATTTGATTTGCCGATAATAATCTTAAACGCTGCATATAACTTGTCTCTAAAATACGCTGGAGTAGAAGAACGGGCAGTCTCCAAACCCATAATCTTCATTTTTGGTTCCTTATATCTAACACCTTCACTGTCCCATACGTTAAGAATGTAACGCTTCTTCGCAGTCCAAATACCACGATCAGCGATATTCTCACGCTTCATACTCATCTTTTGGTCATACGCCGAAACGTAATTCGCAAGTTCTTGATATGAACGTTCAATAAAAGGTTCCAATTTCTCTTGGCAGATCTTGTCAAGTATCCCCACAACTGCTGCTTTGTCGCTAGACTTAGCACCAAAAAATTTACTAACAAGAGGTCCAAGATTAAGATAGATTGAGTCGGTATCGCTAGCGATGACATAATCTATATCCTCGGTTTGCAAAAGAGTATTTAGGTATCCGTTCATTTTGTTCTCAATCCAACGGATTGACACTTGTCCAGACAAAGTGATTGCTTCAGCATTAGCAAGACGATAGTAACGAAAGTGTTCATTACCAATGGCACCATAAGCAGAGTTCAAAGAGATCTTCTTTGCCATCTGAATGTTATTACAGCGAGCAATCTCTTTCATGAGTTCAACAGTAGGTGTCTTCTCATATTCTTTTTTAGCAGCAATCATCTTCTTCTTGAAAATAACTCTGCTGTCATACATCTTCTTCATCATCTGAGGAAGAAACCCATGCTTATCCTTACAATACTGTGCTCCGTTAGCACACACAGCATACTCACCGTCAATCTCTACTTGCTTCTGAAGTATCTTATCAACGGTGACTGATGGATGTCTGGTATCTTGGAGTGTCTCTGGAGAGATGTTGTACTGCATAATAAGGTGAGGATACAGACTGTTAAGGTCAAAACTAACCACCCAATCATAAAATCCTGGTTTTGGTTCCTTGACATAAGCACCTGCATACTTCTCAGTCTTAGTCGCCTCTTTCTTGGGAGGGATTGCAATCTTACGCTTTAGTAGTTCGCAATAAATGTAGTTATCCCACATACGGACCTGACTAAACACATCTTCATAATTCACCTTAGCGTCATATGCCATGGTGTATGCCAGTTCAATCAGTTTCATCTTGTCATCAAGCTTATCCACCAGACGAACGTCATGGATGTTGTACTCGATGAACTTCTGCCAGTCGTTCTCATAGAACTCTTTGAACGTATCAAACTCAGAGTGATCTAGTTTCTTCTCATTCAGTTCTACAGAACAGATATGATCCAGACGGTATGACTCTTGGTTTGTATAAGTAAATTTCTTATACAGTTCCAGATAGTCAAGCGTAGAGATACCAAGCATGTCGATAGAAAAATTCTTACGACCTTTAATAAAGATCTCACGCTGAGACACAAGTTTCCAAGGAGAAAGAAGTTTCACAAACTTCTCACCCATAATACGATTGATACGATTATGAATGTATGGCATATCGAACAACTGACAGTTCCATCCCGTGACAACATCAGGATAGTTCTCTTGCCAGAAATCAAGGAATGCACCCATCATGCTCTCTTCTGAGCGAAAATGCATGTAATCCACCATAGGATCTTTATTATCAAATGCTCTAGCTCCAAAAACCGTAATACGACCAGAGAAACTATCCTTGATACTGATAGCAAGAATCTCCTGATCAGCACTTTCAATGTCAGGAAAACCATTCTCAGCAGCAGTCTCAATGTCAATAGTAAAGACACGAATCTTACTGCTGTCAAACTTTAGTTCTTCTTCTGGATGCTGCTCTGCGATATATTGATATAAGAAACGAGAGTTACCATAAATCTCAAAGTCATCTACTTCTTTGTATTGTTTTACAAAGTCTCTTGCTTCGGTAATAGATCCGAACTGATGAGGTTCTACACAATCACCTTCCAGTGTTCTCCACTCAGAATAATTCTTAGTAGGCAAATACAGCGTAGGGTTAAAAGGAACCCTCACGCTGTAACGATTGCCATTCTCATAACCACGTACAAGCAGACGGTTGCCTGCTTGCTCAACACTAGTGTAAAACTTCATTCAAGACATTCAATATAACGAGCAAGCAAAGATTTGCTTGGATTAGTCACAACAGTTAAGTCAGAAGACCTGACATTAAATTCACGCTCATCAGCATATGGTGCCCATGGTGTGATCTGACCTTCAGAGTCTAGCACGTATGGTTCAATCATCCACACGTCAGGGTCACCTGGCAAGGTGTCCCCTTCAGATGGTTCTACTTGAGCAATGATCCACTCATTCTGCAGTTTCAGCAGGTTCGCTGTTATCTCCATCAGTTACCTCGGGGAAGAAAATATTTTCATCTGTCAAACCAATTTCTTTCAGTCTGTTTGCAAAATTCTCAAGAATATTATTATCAGGAAAAACAACACTAATAATATGCTCACCACTCAAGCGATGTTCTTCTACAGGAGAGAATGGACACCAACGCTCATAAGAAATTGGAATAGTTCCATCTTCATTGACTTTCCCAAGAGAAAGAGTATAAGGATAAAGCAATCGATAACCGACTACTTTATTATCGTCATCTTCATTACGAACCTCTCCAAACATACAGAGAACTCTCTCTGCAGTGGTTAGAGTTACAATGCGAATATTATGATTAGTCTTCAGTGGTGCTTGTTCCGTCATTTTCTAATTCCTCACGTTGTGCTAATTTTTGTTTCCAGGCATTTTCTAGTCCTGGTTCTGGATTGCTGATTGTCATTACACAATCATATGGAATCTTAAACTGCCAATCGGAAGAATAAGGATTCCATTTACTAAAGCGAACTTGGTATTCCATACCATGTGCTTCAGTCAAGTATTGTGGTGTTCCGCTATCAAGGTTGAGAATATAAGGATCTTCCATGAAAAGGCAAACACCACGTTTGTCTTCACCTTCTCCATCGAAGATTTCTTTCAACTCAGTAATGATGCGATCACCCGTCTTTAGTGTGACGATTGATACTGCCATAGTTATTTTGAGTTTCAATGTAGTCTATCATTAAAAAAGGATGCCGTCAAGCACCCTTCAATTATATTTAGAACCAAATTTTTCTTTTCTGTTTTTCGGGTAACTGTTTGACAAGAGTGATTGTAAGAAGACCATCAATAAATTTTACTTCTTCAACTTCTACATCATCTGCCATCTGCCAGTTACGAGCAAATGTTCTATATGAAATTCCTTTATGAGAATAGTTACGTTCTTTCTCTTCTGGTGCTTTTTTAGCAGAAACTGTTAGAACATTTCGTTCTGTTGTGACTTCAATATGTTCTCCTGAAAATCCAGCAAGAGCGACTTCCAGTAGTGTTCTACCATCACCTCCATCAACAACATTGTATGGTGGGTAATTTGATCCACTTCCTGCAAGAGCTTCAAGTCTGCTGAATGTTTCATCCAATCCAAGAGAATATGGGGTATATGTGTTAAATGTTACCATGTCCTTTAAAAGCGACGTTTACGTGTGACCAATTAAGCATCACACTACTATTTAACGATAACCGCTTAATCTTTAATAACGGTTTTCCTTATTAAAAGTTACGGTTTCCTCTACGCTTCAGTTTTTTTCCTACCAATATTGTACTTGCTCTCAAGTGTCCACTCTTCTTTTTCTTTAAAGGCAAGAACTTTAATCTGATTTAAAGGTGCTAGGTCAGCAATTTGTTCAGCATTCACCACAGCAATCAACCCCCAATCACTAAGGAGTTGCACAATACGGTTACGTCTTTGTACATCATTCAAAGAAAAATTAGTATTTTTTCCATCAAGAGCAAACAACTCTTTGAAATGAACAATATAATATCTGCCTTGCTTGTGTAGGATATGACAAGACTGATAAATCTTTTTTTCTTTTCTTGATGCTACACCAATGCGAGTGAGCGTCTCTCTTACTTTTAAAAAATCGTCTGGTTCGCTCAAGACGACTTCAACCATGTCTGCTGGTTTCCATTGTACTTCAGTATCAACGCTCATTTTTTCCACCTTTACTCAATACTTTTTTTATATGATCTAGTTGATCCTTGGTGAGAATCCTGAGCGCCTGGAGAGCTTTATCGTCATTATAACCATAATACTCTTTGACTATTTCAAGATAATCAATAGAATCCTTTCTCGCCCATGGAGAGAAACGTTTCCTAGGTTTGACACTATTTATAAAAAAATCGTATTGTAGCTTGTGTGGTAAATGAGGATTTTTATTCATCTCATTAGCAAACAAGATAGTATCAGTGAAAGAACTGAGGCACCTGTTAATAATATAAGGAGGATACCCTCGCTCAGCATCAGTGTCATCATCGAGAATATTCTTTTTAGATTGATTAATTGAATACAGGTAATCCTTCAGTTGATATGTCATTAAAATTTAGCGGTAACTCCAATAATTTTTGCATTAGGGTTGCGAGCTAGAGCAACTTCCCTTGCTTCCTGATAGTTGCGGGCATAAACCTCTTCTTTGAAGACCTTACCCGCTACGAACAGTTGTACTTCACACTTCATAGTTTAGGATAACGAGCTCCTTCCTCGTCGCTTGATCAGTATTATAACTTCCCACGGAGCGCATGGTATAAGTATGTGCAAATTCAGCAAGTGTCCATGCGTCAAAACGCTGCTTCACTAAGAAGTGAGAATTGTAGGAGATTAGTTGATGACAAGCAGCAAGGTCACAATCTTTGGCAAACTGATCATGATCAAATCCTTTATGCATATTACCTTTATTACCATAAAGATTATCCCGAATATCGTAAGGAGGATCTAGATAAATGAAAGTATCACGATCATCAGTCATTAATTTTTCATATGACTGATTAGTAATTTTCCAATTAGCAATCAGTTCTGAGTATTCAGGCAACCTTCTGATTCCACGCATGGAGAAATTGGAGTCACTTGCTTGGGCGGAGAAAGAAGAATTTGAAGAGAGACCACTGAAAGAACACTTATTGACAATATAAAAAGCAATGGCTGTCTTAAACGGATCACGGTCATCATAATCTTGATTAAGATACTCTTTATGTTCATTAAAGAGATCCCTTGCTGACATGGGGTTAGGGTGCCTTTGTTTAAGATACTCAAGTTTTTGCGTAATTTCATCGCCATTATCCTGTAGTTCTTGCCAAAATGTTGCGAGGGGTTCGTATAAATCATTGACCCAGATATCCAAGTCAGGATACATTTTGGTAATATACAATGCTACAGAACCTCCACCCAAGAAGGGTTCTCGAAACTCTTTGTAGTTTTTTAGGTCAGGAAGAAACTGAGCAAGTTTAGCAGTTGCTCTACTCTTCCCTCCTGGATAACGAAGAGGTGTTTTCAGTGACTTGGAAGTTAGGCTCATTGTATTTTAAGTATTCCCAAAAGGTCATTTTCAATTCCTTCTGTGTCATGCCACAATGGGCAGCAGCAGTAGGTAGGTTCATTGTAGCATGAAATAATCCTTCATGCGCTTCTTTTACATTTTGTGGTGTTGTTTTCACGTATCCGTTTGTATTGTCGTTCGGGTTCTTTCTCAAGGCGTTCAAGCATTTCCTCCATCATAATAAATTTAGGTTCTTTCTCAATGAATTTGAGCAGACTCATATTCTTTACGATAACAATTATTTCCTCTTGGGGTGGTGTAACGAAGATTTTCTATATTATTATTTTCTGGATTATTATCTTTATGATCAATTAATGCTGTATCACGAACCCATTGCCTAGTTTTAGGAGGAATCCTAGGTTGTCCTACCATGTCTGGAGTAATTACTTCAAACCATTCATCATTAATTTGATCTGGAGGATATTCATCAATTGGTTTCCATGCTTCCATCACAATACGATGGAGATCAAAACTATGACGAGAGCAAGTATTGTTGTCCTCATAATAAGGATAACTATCATCACTAAAGTGACCAATAGGAATGTTTAGACTAATTTTCCTATAAGGAGATTTTTTATTTGCAGCACAGTCTGTAAGATATCTCTTTGTTTTTTCACTATAGACTTTAGCATCTCTAGTTACAAAATATTCTGGAATTACAAATCCATATTTTCTCACGGGTTTCATAATTTCTTCTCCAAATACAGTAATCATTTCACTCTTCTCCTTTATCGGAAACAAATGATCTGATATGTACTGCAAACTCAGCAATATCATCAGGAGATGGAAATGATGGATATTGTGGTAAAGATACGCTTGGATATTCTCCTGGATCTTGACCCATATCTTTCAATACTTGCCACCTTTCTTTCTTTTCTAAGAAAGCACTAAACGCAGCATCATATCTATTAACTTCTGCGTTATATTTTTCTTGAATAAAATCTTTGGCTGAATTATACAAATCCAACCTTAACTCGTAAGGATTGCTCATATTCTTTCTGGTATAGTGGTTTTATGTGGGAAGTGTGTTGTGTGTACTACCCATCAATTATTTATAATAATTCTTACTTAAATTCACAACTCATCATGATCTCAGTTAAACAAGCAAGAAGATTAATTTCTTGATCAGGAACAATAGTGATGTCCTTCATATACTTAGCAATGATGAGAACAGCTTCTGGAATAGATGCTGGTTTCAACACACCATACAAACTGTCATAGATTTTACGCATCACCATACTGGGATCATTATCCATGTGTTGAACAACCCAGTTCTTGACTGTTGTGAATTCTTTCTTCTTCAACGCACCAAGAAGAGAGTCCAAATTAACGTCAGCAACATCCACAAGGATAGCAGAAGTAATACTTCCAGTAGCAGCGTAGCGTTGGCACTCATTAATAAGACGACGCCAATCAGGATAGTAACGCTTAACCAACTTGGCGAGAACTTTATCTTCATACTGAACTTGTTCATGAGTCAAAATAGTTTTCAGACGAGTAAAGAACTCACCCTGAAGTTTAACTGCTTGTTCGTGTTTAATACGAAAATCAACAACCGTGCATCGAGAATGCAATGGTTCGATGATTTTATTGATGAAGTTACAAGTAAAAATAAAGCGGCAGTTACTATGGAACTCCTCCACAGCGGTCCTCAAGGACAACTGAACGTCGTTGGTGGTGTTGTCTGCCTCATCGATGATAACGACCTTGTGAGACGCTCCAGAGGTCAGAGAGACCGTTGTAGCAAACTGACGCACACGGTTCCTCACAGTGTCTAGGAAGCGTCCCTCATCGGATCCATTGATCACGATATAAGAGGCACCAATCTCCTCACACAGCGCCTTAGCGATGGTAGTCTTGCCCACGCCTGCAGTGCCACTCAGCAGCAGGTTGGGCAGTTCGCCCTGATTGACAAAACCCTGAAACACTTCTTTGATGCTGTCAGGAAGAATACAATCTTCAACAATGTTGGGGCGATACTTTTCGACCCACAAAAACTCTTTACTCATTCCAAAGGTCTCACGAATTCATTTACAATAATATCAGTAGCGTCAAGTTCTGCTTTTAGAAATTGAACTGCTGCCATAGGATCTGTATGATCTCCACATGTAAAAACGTCACAAACTGCCATACCTTTTTCTGGCCAAGTATGAATGCTGATATGACTTTCAGAAAGAAGAGCAAAAGCAGTCAAACCTTGAGGGAAAAACTTATGACTTGTGACGTTTAACATTGTAGCTTTTCCCCACTTAGAAGCTTCCACTAAACAATGTTTGATATATGCATCATCGTTAAGTGCTTCCCAAGGACAACCCTTAAGGGTAAAAAGAATATGCTTCATCAAGGTTCGAGAGCAATGTAATATGTCAAATCAACATTAACATTAGTCCATTCAGAAATCAAGTGCTGGGATACTTTGACAGTATAATCCCCAGGTAGCAAACGAATGTTCTCAATCTTAAGATCAAGAGAATAGGTGCCAGTAGAATTACCTGCCACCGTGAGATCGTAAGTATTGCTGGTATCATTTTCTTTATCACGAAGGATAAGTTTGATTTCGTTAGAACCTTCCTCAGACGAGAATGTCAGATCAGGAAGACTATAGACAGCAGATGCTTTCTGTAAAGCAATCAGGTCATCACCAGTTAGATTAAACTCGATATCAGCACCAGGGAACTTTACATTTTTCTCTGGAGCACTCTTAAGTGTAATTTCTGGATCCGAGAAATAGTACTTTGCAGAAGTACGCCCCCCACGGATAAAAACAAAATCGCTAGAGGTAAATTCGAGCTGAGGGTCATTGAAAAGAGAGATACCGCTAAGAAACTGACTGAGATCATAAATTGCGAAGTCAGTAGGAAATACTTCTTCGCCAGAGAATTTTGCCAGAATGTTTTCTGCATTAGAGATTGTACGT